TGATAACATTCGTACATCTGATGATATGGAAGCAGCTGCATCACTTGCTCAAAGATTAGCTTCTATCTCAGATGCAAATGAATATGACCTAGAAGATATTGAAAAAATGTCTACTACAGGTGCTAGAGAGACTGTTGATAAAGCACACGTTCAATACACCGAAGAGTTAAAACAGTTATTTAAAGATCTTAAAGATCGAGTAAAGGTTAATGATCAAGATAGCCTACAAGAAATAGTTGATAAGATTCTGGCAGAAGCTGCCTATAGAGAAGGACGCAACAAAACAAAGAATACTGTAGGCCGTCAAGAAATGGATGCGCTAAAAAGATTAGCAGGCGATACTTTTGAAGGTCAGCAAGCACTTAATATACTAAAACAGCTTAATCAACTAACTCAGATTCATAATAATGGCTACCAGGGTGGTGTATCCCAGATAACAGATCAGTTCTCTCCATTAGGTTCATCTGTCGGATATGATCGTGGAGCAGTTGCTACTGAACGTCTTTTACGTCCAATAGTTTCAGGTAGTGCAGCACTTTCTACTGGCGGTGCATCACTGTTAGGACAGTTAGCTGCCCAGGGAACTGGCAGGATGATTGATAAAGTAACAGGTAACCGCTCTAAAGTACGTAAGTATGTTGAAGAAAACCAGGGAGGTCAGCCTTTAGCTGCTCCTAATGCACCAAGTCTTAGAATGCAAAAAATAGCAGAAGCCCAGGCTGCACAAGAAGCAGAACTAGCAGCCCAGGCAGCAGCAGAACAACGTGCTGCAGAGAAACGTGAATCTAATCTAAAGTCGGTTAAGAATAATGACCCGGCAAACCCTGGATCACCACAAGGTATTGTCGAACTGGGTACAGCTCTAGATCGTAACGGTGTTGCACAAGTGCTTCGCATTATGAAAGGTAACCCTAACACTACCGCATATGAAAGAAAAATGATCGAAGACTATGAGACTAGTGTAGCAACTGGTGGCTACATAGATTACGACATAGTAAGAAAGATAAACGGAATCGTAGACAACAACCCACAGCTTAAACCTTTGATGGGTAATCGTGTACGCAACCAGGGTGCAGTCACTGAAGCTGCACAGCAGCAGTTTAGTCAGCAAGATGCTAACTATCAGCGTGGAATGGAGAACAACAAAGCATTTGCACAGCAGCTGCAAGATGCTCTAGCACAAGACAAAAGTGTATTACCTATACACAAAGCTCACCTGGGAGAAGCATTGAATCAAATGCAGCTTGACCTGGGTGCTGCTCCTGTTAAACGTCTAAAAGCAATAGAAGACCGTCTAGCAGAGAAAGGTGTACCTACAGAAGCTGCAGCCAAATACTTTGGTCCTTATGTAGAGCGAGTAGTTGCACAGCAAGAAGCAAAAGCTGACCGTGATGCTACAGCTGCTGCCCTGGATGAAGACCCAATCAATGATGCAAGAGTATTGCCTATACCAGGAACTAACTCACGTCTAGTTGGCATGGCTACCCAAGGCCAGGCTATGTTTACTGGTAAACAGGTTGACTCAAAAGCATTCGATATGGAGAAGTCTGGTAATCTAGGTGCTTACATTGATTTAGACACTGGTGAAAACCACACTGGTAAAACATTTACATCTGCTACTGTGAAAGTAGACCCTCAGTCAGGCCGTCCATCTATGGAAACCTCCGACACTGAGACATCTTTACCTAACTATGGTAACAGAGCTAAGGATGCCGGGCGTGTATACCACACTAACCTGGTACAGAATAAATCACCTCAGTCATTATGGTCCTGGACAGAAAAGCCTGATGGTATTGACCATGAGGCAGTTGTAGTTACTACTCAAGGCAAGTTCGATGACACACCAGAAACACACGTCTATGCATTAAGTTATCAGTCTGACGTACCTGTAGAACTATTCAGTAAAAAGTTTAATCCTGCTAAAGATAAACAAGCAGACAACCCAGTACTGCGCCCAAAAACAAAAGGCACTGCAGTACTAGGCAACAAAGTGGGCTCTATATACATAAAGAGCAGCCGTAAAGTACACCCTGTATATGACCAGGTTACTATTGTTGACAAGCGTGGACAGGAAGATCCTGTAGTAGATTCTAGAGGTCCTGCTCTAAGTAACATCAGCAGTCCTAATGTCATTGATATTATGGACGGTGTAGAAGACGTACCTAAGCTAAAAGGAAAAACTGAAGTTGCTACTTTCCTACAAGAAAGAGCTCTTGAAAAGCTAGGTGGTCAACCACGTGATCTTGCTAGTGAAGCTGATCGTGATGCTATTGCTGATGACATGGTTTCTGAAGCTGTTCATGAGATGGAAAACCAAGATGATGCAATGGAGTGGTATGACAGTACTATTGCTAAAACATTGTCTATGATGTCTATGAAGCACCCGGAGCTAGACACAGATCCTGATGCTAAGACTGCTTTCCTAATTTCTTTAGCTATAACTTCACAAAACCTAGCAGTGCCTGAGAACCTAAAGTACGGTGAAGAGGTGTATCAACACTTTAGCCAGAACGGTAGATTCTTAGAGAAGAAGTTTGGCTCTAAAGGTGGTGCTGTAAAGCTAAACCTAGAAAAAGCTAACATGCTGTTAGATAGACTAGGGTCTATGGAAGAACTACGTAGTTTTCTTGAGCGAAAGTTTACTGTACGTGAATTGGACAAGATACTAAAACAGCATTTAGATACTGACAGCAAACAAGTAAGTGGCGAAAACGTAGATACTGAAGTCTATGGTGCACAAGTATTTGGACCAAAGATTGGTAATGGTTTTTACACTAATCTTCGTGGTGATTTTTCTCCAGTAACCATTGATATGTGGTTCATGAGAACTGTTGGTCGTTTACAGGGCAAAGTATTGTCTTTTGATGAAAAACGATTTAACAATCAGTTGCAGCGTTTAAAAACAGCTCTTGGCAAAAAGCGAATGTCTAAAGACACATTGATTGCCAAAGCTCAACAGTTAAAGTCTAAGCACGAAAGTGACTTCAAAAAGTTTAGATCTGAGTATGACTCAGGTAAGCGTAAAAAGTCTGACGCTACTAAAGCTGCAGAACAAATAGTTATATCTTTAAAAGGAACACGTGACGTACCTGCAAACGGTACAGAAAGAAACCAACTTAGAGACATAGTTAACCGAGCTGTTGTTAAGTTTAAAGATCAAACAGGTATTGATATTCCACCTGCATCTTTCCAGGCATTAATATGGTACCCTGAGCAAGACTTGTACAAGAGTTTAGGTGTAAACTTAAAATCTACTCGACAAGATTATGCGTCTAGTACAAAAAGATTTTTAATACAGGAAGGTTACAATGAAGAAGACCTCAACAGAGCAGCAGACAGGGTTCGGATCAGCTCCCAACAAGGAGCAGGATCTGCACAACCAGGAACAAGCCAAGCTAACCAAGAAGCAGTTGGAGCAGCAGGTGGACGCACTGGTAGACCTTTACAAGAAGAAAAAGGCCCAGTCCTAGCTACAGAAGACCCAGTCAACAACAGTGCATCTATTGGAAGTATAGTCAGTTCTTACCTAGAGCCTACACCTGCAGAAGTAAAAAAGAGCCTTCCTAAAGCTGAAAGACTTGTACAGTTTACTATCGGTAAAAAAGACACGCCTTATGAACAGGGAGTGACTAATGAAGCTGACATAGAACGTATTGCAGATCTATTAAATATCACTATATCCATTATTAATGAAAAAGGTGGTGTCCGAGGAGTAATAGGTAAAGATTCTCGTGGAAACTATAGAAACACTGGTCGAGGTACAAGTGGCGAAATCAATGTTAGAAGTCCTGATAGTATGGGTAAGACCCAGTACTTAGTAACACTTCTTCATGAAGTAAGTCACGGTCTTGAAGCGCAAACTTTGGATGGTGAAGAAGCAGGTTATAACTTTGCTCCGTCTCCGCACCCTAAAGGAAGTAAAAAGTTTGATGCTGACCATTTCAGACACGGCAGCTTTAGAGAGCATATGCATTACGTCCTAAAGCTAGCAAAGGGTGATGATATTTATGGTGAGTATGAACCTGACGTTTCCCACTTAACACTGCCTGATTATGACGAAGCAAAAGAAATCAGAAAGGAAATAGATGCAATACAGAAAGACACTGCAGTGCGCTTCCCAGGATTTGCACCTGGTTCAGTAGATACTGAAGGTCAAAAAATACGTCCTTCAATGGATAAACTGATAGAAAAGGAATCACGCAGAGAAGCTGAAATCCTAGTAGGTACAGAAGATACTGATGCTTTTGAAGCACAACGCTTGAAATCAGAAAAAAGAATGCAGAAAGATAATGGTAGACCTTACACTAGATACATAAAAAAGACACCAGAGTTCACTGTTGATGCATTAATACTTTATCTACAAGACCCTCAAATGATGAAGCTAGTAGCACCTACTACTTCTAAATACATTCAGAAAGTCTATAACAAAGCAAATATGCCAGTAAAGTTCTACTCTAGCCCACTAGTAGCCATCATGGCAATATTACTAGCAGGCCTTGCAAAAGGCATGGGTGGCGAAGAGGAAGAACAACAGCCAGGAGCACTATCTATGCAGCCTGGTCCCTTAACTACCTAGGTAATCCCTATGACAACGAGAGCGAATGAACTGGTTGATATCCTCAGCCAGGTGGACTTTATTAAGCAGACAAAACTACTAACACCAGGACAAAAGGAAACGGCTTATACGACCCTCCTTAGCAACCTCCCGGCAGAACTTTTGTGTGGACCAGTTGCAAGTTTAAGAGCTGTCACTAAAGAAGTACTAATAAAGGAGATAGAAAACAATGTCCAAAAAGAAAGTAGTCAGAAAAAAATCACCTCCAAAGCCAAAGACACATCCGGAAAGAGCACCGAAGAAAAACTACTTCGCAACTCTGATGGAAACTCCGGAGGGAAGAGCGTTAAGAAAAGAGTGGTCAACAAAGCCACGCAAAAACGGAGGAAGGCCAAAGGGAGTTCCTGATGGTCATACTGCGGAAACAATTAAACCTATTAGAAAACAAGCCAAACAAGATGCAATCAAGGTGGTCAAGATTATGACTGATAAGTACAACATCGAAGATGAGTACCAAAAAGAAGCCCTAACTACTGCAGTAGAAGTGATGCGTTGTGATGGTCAAACCAGAGAACGTCTTGCAGCTGCAAGGTTGGTCCTGGACTTCACCAAGAGCAAGCCTGCGTCAAAATCTAATGTAACTATTGGTAAAGCGGAAGATTTTCTAGCGTCATTGCTAGATGATGAAGGGAGCAAAGATGAAACAGAAGCTGAAGGAAGTACGCAAACGCCTACTGAATGAGTTTAATTTTTACTCGAAGTCTGCATTAAAGATCAGGACCAAAGAAGGTCAAATCAAACCTCTAGAACTTAACCCGGCACAAGAAATACTAGACAAGGCAGTCACAGATCAAATGGCTACCGAAGGAAAGGTCCGGGTAATCATTTTAAAAGCACGTCAGCAGGGTCTTAGCACCTACACTGGCGGTTACTTATATTATTCAGTAAGTCAAAAGCAAGCCTGTAAAGCGATGGTTATTACACACCATGCCGACTCTACCAGGGCATTGTTTGATATGACCAAAAGGTTTCATGAGCACTGTCCAGACATATTGAAACCCCATACAAAGTATTCATCAAGAAGGGAGATTACATTCGATGTTCTCGACTCTAGTTTCGTGGTTGCAACAGCAGGTGGTGAAAGTATTGGGCGTGGTGAGACTCTTACGCACGTACATGCTTCTGAACTTGCGTTCTGGCAAAAGAGCACTGCTCTCGATAATTGGAATGGTCTCACTCAAGCCGTTCCTAACACTCCAGGCACCGCAATATTTGTTGAAAGCACTGCAAATGGTGTTAATGGCATTTTTTATGACCTCTGGAGGGGTGCTGTTGATGGTACTAACGGTTATGTGCCTGTTTTTATCCCTTGGTTTACAGACCCTAACTACCGTGAATCAGTTCCTGAAAACTTTGAGCGAACGCCTGAAGAAGAAGAGTTAGCTGAAAAGTTTGACCTGGATAATGAGCAGCTTGTATTTAGAAGAAGAAAGATTGCTCAAAATGGTATTGACCTGTTTCGCCAGGAGTACCCAAGCGAACCTGACGAGGCTTTCCTAACAACTGGTAGACCAGTCTTTAACCCTGAGCAGCTAGCTAAACGTCTAGATGATACCAGGGACCTTGAGCAGCGTATGGCTCTTGAAGGTGAAGAGTGGCTAAACAATCCTCGAGGTGAACTCTTTACCTGGAGACCTCATACACCAGGAGAACAGTATGTCATTGGTGCTGATGTCGCTATGGGTGTACGTGGTGGTGACTATTCAGTTGCCCAGGTACTAGATTCAAAGAAACGCCAGGTAGCAACTTGGAGAGGACATGCTCATCCCGATTACTTTGCCCAGGTACTTTATAACCTAGGTGAGTATTACAACCAGGCCTACATATGTGTTGAAAACAATAGCCACGGCATATTGACATGTACCAGGCTAGGTAAAGACATGGCATATCCTAACTTCTATACAGAAGTACAACACGACAAAATAACAGATAGAGAGACTGTCAAACTTGGTTTCTCCACCACTGTAAAAACTAAACCCCTAATCATTGACCAGTTAAGAGCAGCCATGCGTGAAGGTGAGCTAGAGCTCAATGACAAGGTGACTATAAGAGAAATGCTTACATACATAGTTACTGAGTCAGGAGCAATGCAAGCCGAATCAGGTTGTTTTGATGACTGTGTTATGTCCCTGGCATTAGCAAACTATGTTCACCAGGGAGCATGGGACCCAATTGAAAGTTCAGACTCTTACTACATAGAGATGGTATAACATGGCAAAACGTAAAGACTATAAGAAACTGTCAGACAACAACATTGTCGCACTCGTTGATGACCAGGTAGGTTTATCTGTCGGATACGCAGATTCTGAGTTGAGTACAGAAAGAGCAAAGATCATTGATTACTACAATGGTACGCTGCCTAAACCTGTGCACGATGGTAACTCAAAGTATGTATCACTTGATGTGTATGATGCAGTCGAGAGCCTTAAAGCTGCACTACTCGAAACTTTCTCAAGCGGTAACAAAACAGTACGCTTCGCCCCACAAAATGCAGATGATGTAGAGAAAGCTAATATCTGCACAGAGTACACAGATTATGTAGTTAATCGTCAAAATGACAACTACACAGTTATGTCTAACGCTATACACGATGGTCTTATAGCTCGTGCAGGCGTTGTAAAAGTTTTCTGGGAAGAGTCAGTTGATTACGACTACGAAGACTTTGAAGATATTACTGAAGGTGAGCTAGACATGTTGTTAGCTCAAGACAATGTAGAGCTAGTAGAAAGTACAACAGATAGCCTGGGATTGATCTCAGGAACTATTAGTATCGAGCAAGACACAAGTCGTGTAGTTATAGAAAACATTGCACCTGAAGAGTTCTTGATCGAGTGCCAGGCAAAAAGTTTAGATGACATAAACTTCTGTGCACATAGAACCAAGAAAACAATATCTGAGCTACGCCTGGAAGGATACTCTGAGAAACTAATCAACAAGATTGGTGAACACTCAGATGTTGATATGGAAACTGAGCCTGAGCTGCTAGCCAGGTTCGATAACGTAGGTAACTTCAGAAATACTAAAGGCGATGGCTACCAGGACCAGGTACGCAGCGTTATGGTCTATGAAGCCTACATAATGCTAGATGTTGAAGCTACTGGTGTAGCTGAGTTATACCGTGTGGTCAAAGCAGGTAACGTCTTACTTGAGAAAGAGAAAGTAGACCGTAAGCCATTTATAACCTTTGTACCACTCCCGGTACCACACTCATTCTATGGTAATAACTTTGCTGACAAAGTAACTGCTACACAGAATGCTAGAACAGTATTAACCAGGTCTATCCTGGACCATGCAATGGTTACTAATAACCCACGTTATACAGTAGTTAAAGGTGGTCTTACCAACCCACGTGAGCTTATTGATAACCGTGTGGGAGGCATTGTAAACACTACAAGACCTGATGCCATTTCACCCATGCTACAAGCCCCTCTAAACCCTTTTATCTTCCAAACTATACAAATGCTAGACGAAGACAAAGAGGACACTACAGGCGTTTCTAAGCTGTCTCAGGGCCTTAATAAAGATGCCCTTAGCAAGCAAAACTCGGCAGCTATGGTTGAGCAGCTAGCGACCATGTCACAGCAGCGACAAAAGATCATTGCTAGAAACTTTGCGACACAGTTTGTTAAGCCTCTGTACCAGGAAGTTTATCAGCTTGTATGTGAGAACGAAGAGCAAGAACGCATTGTAGAACTAAGCGGTAAATATGTTGCCTGTGATCCCCGGTCCTGGAAAGAAAAGCGTGATGTAGTTATCGAGCTTAACCTTGGATACGGTGAGCAGGAGCGTGAGTCACAAAAGTATATGGCAATGCATCAGCATTTTGCTAATGACCCTACGCTATCAAAAATGTATCAACCACAAAACCAATACCAACTTATGGCAAAAGTCATGGAACTCTCAGGTATCAAAGATGTTGCCTCTTACCTGACTAATCCAGAACAAATGCCACCTGAGCAGCCAGATCCTGCACAGCAGCTAGAGATGCAAATGGCTCAGAAACAAATTGAGCTGCAAGAGCGTCAAACAGCAGTTGCTGAGATGAAGGCCAAGCTTGATGCCCAGGTACAACAAATGAAGCTAGCTCTAGAGAAAGCTAAGACTGAGAACCAACATGCTATTCAGTCTGACAACATGGATCTGAAAGAAGAGCAACTAGCTCATAAGAAACGCATTGATGAAGCTGAGTTAGCCCTGGCTGCACAAGCGGAAGAGATAACTGCCATTGCATCACCGAATGGTTAAACAAAAGTAGTAAGGAGAGAGAGTAAATGACACAAGAAGAGCAATTGATCGAGTTAGGCAACCAATCTGAGCAGCTACTGCAAAGTGAAGTGTTTACATCGATAGTAAACCATTTGATAGACCAGTCGTTCCAGGGTTTTGTTATGTCCAAACCAGAGGACGGAGAATCCCGGACGGCTGTTTACTATCAGTACCATGCATTACGTGAAATTGTGGACACTATGAAACAACGTGTTCATGTACGTGATGAAATCAAAAACCGTAACGAAAGCGAAAACCGCTCAAAAGAAGAGGAATAGACCATGTCATTAGATGATAACGTCAACCAACCTTCCAACTCTGATGGTGCAGCTAGTCTAACAATAGATGATGCTGCAGACGCAATTCTTGGGAATTGGGATGACGCTGAAGAGCTATCTGACGAAGAAAACCAAGAGGCAACAGAAGAAACTACCGCTGAGACTGAGGTAGAAGATTCTGTCGAAACTGAAGATGAAACTGAAGACCTTGAATCCGATGAGGACGATGAGGACCCTGAAGAAGAAGTCGTAGAAGATGAAGAAGATGACCAGGAAACTGACGAGGACGAAGAAGACGAGCAAGAAGAAGAAGCTGTCAACCTCGATGACGATACCCTGGTAGAAATCTCTGTCGATGGCGATGTAAAACAGGCATCCATCAAAGACCTTAAAAGACTCTATGGACAAGAAGCATCTTTGACTAGAAAGTCTCAAGAAATGGCATCACAACGCAAGTCAGCAGATGAACAACTGCAAAAAGCCGATGCATCATTACAAGCAATGCTCAACAGAGCTCAAGAAAGATATAAGCCTTACTCAGAAGTAGACATGCTAGTAGCGTCTAAAAACATGAGTGCCGAAGACTTTACTGCCTTGAGAGCTGAAGCAAAGCAAGCCGAAGACGATCTAAAGTTCCTGTCTGAAGAAGCTGATCAATTCTATGGATACGTTAAAGAACAGCAGCAAGCTGCGAAAGCAGAAGAAGCTAAAGAGTGTATAAAGGTCCTACAAAAAGAAGTCCCGGACTGGAGTAATGCTCTCTATAACGATATCCGACAGTACGCCATATCTCAGGGTCTCCCTGAAGAGTCTGTTAATCAATACGCTGATCCTAATGTGATTATGCTGCTTAATAAAGCACGTATGTTTGACCAGACTAAGAAGGTGGCAACTGTGAAGAAAGCTAAAGCAGCCAAGAAAGTCCTTAGATCTAAAAAAGCCCCTCCTACTAAATCTGACATCAAACGTCAGAAGCAGCAGAAAAACATAGAGAGGCTACAGGCTAACGGTAATGATCTCGACAACATAGCAGATGTTCTTATGTCTAACTGGGACTGATGTCGTTAGTTTTCAATCTCAATTTTTATTTATAAGGAATAATCCTAATGGCTACATTAAAAACCTTTGAAACCGTTGGTATGGCGGAAGACGTATCGGCTAGTATCTCAAATATTAGCCCCAGTTCATGTCCGTTCCAAACTCTTATCAAGAGTGAAAAAGTATCTGCTCGTAACTTTGAGTGGCTCGAGGATGATATTAGATCTGCCGGTGTGAACGCTTTAGTCGAGGGAGCTGATGCCTCTACTACTGCTATCGATCAGCCTACTTTACGCAGCAATAACACACAAATCATCGGTGAAGCATTTAAAGTTGCTGCCACTGTTGATGCTGTGAAGACTCATGGTCGTGCAAAAGAAACTGCATAC